TCCTGTTTGTCAGAAGATGGACAAGAAGACAGGGGGCTTCAAAATAGAAGACGACAAGATCATCTACAATTGTTTCAGAGGGAGTTGTGATGCCTCGTGCGTATACGAGGTAGGAAAACCTCTATCAAGGAAGTTCAAACACTTGATGGAGTGCATACATGTCCAAATCCCAATTGAACTCAAGATGGTGAAAACTTCATACCAGAGAACACTGGAATCTCTGGATGATGATCTATATAAGAAGCATGTGTATTCTGCTATCGACATACCAGAAGAATTCGTCCCATTTGAGGAAGGAAAGCCACACTTCCAAGAATGGTGGAAGAAGTATATGGAATCACGGAAGTGTCCTTATGCAGACACTATGATAGCCAATAGCGGTCAATATAGGGGGTGTCTGGCTATTCCTATGTCCCTCTATGGGAAGACGATAGGATTGCAGGTGATTACACAGAAAGGGGTGTATGTGATGATAGGGGGAGGCAACTCTAATATCATCTATGCCCCAGAAGGACACGTCCCCACCAAAGTGATTGTTGTCGAAGGCACCCTTGACGCGAAGTGTTTTCCTGATACAATTGCTACATTGAAATCAAAGATAACACCAGAACAAGCCTACTCTCTGAGAGGAAAGGATGTTACACTATTACCAGACCGTTCTGGTAATCATTATATCGACTACTACAAGAAGTATGGGTGGAAGATGTGTATCCCGCCTTGGGAAGAGAAAGACTTGAATGCGGCTGTTAAGAAGTATGGAGTGATGGCGGTTGCTAAGATGATAGTAGATCATACATACTCTGACCCGTTAAAGATTAGTGTTGCATGGAGAAAATGGAATGACAGATGAAGTGATCAACAAGAAAGAGAAGCTTCTCATCGAACTTGCTATATCAGACCCAGAGGTGTATGCTGCTTGCTATAACATCGTTAAGCCAGAATACTTTGAAGCTCCTCTTGATCGTGTTGTTGAATACATCAACAACCATTTTATCAAGTATGGGGCGGTGCCTAATGTCGATATCATCGATGCTAATGTTGGCGTGGGATTGAAGCAACGCCAGATTGATGATAGTGAGATTGAATACTTCCTTGATGACATTGAAGCCCACGCACAAGAAGCGGCAATGTCCAATGCTATCATGGAGTCTGTTGACCTTGTAAACTCTGGTAATCTGAAAGCTGTTGATGATCTTGTAAAAGAAGCATTGATGGTGAAGCTTGATTCTCATATTGGTATCAACCTGTTCGATGACCCAGAAGAACGTATCAACAGTTTGGACGAGAATGTTAAGTCGTTCTCTTGTGGTATCCCAGAGATCGATGAACTCATTGGACGCTACCGCAGGGGCGAGTTTCATGTATGCTATGCCGTTTCGTCTGGTGGTAAGTCGATTTGGTTGGGGTGGAATGCCATCGCCTTAGCTAAACAACACCTTGATGTTGCTGTTATCTCTCTCGAATTGAATGAGCAGTTGTATGCCAAGCGTCTTGATGCTATGCTGACACAAATGGATATCAAAGAGCATGGCAAGAAGACAGCCAAACAGATTGCTGATAAGCTGGGTGAGCTTAAAAAGACGATGGGTAACATCACAATCAAAGAGATGCCCAATGGTAGTACAGTGGGGGATATCAGTGCATGGTTGCTTGAGTACAAGCTTCTGAATAATAAGATGCCCGATGTTCTGATCGTTGACTACCTTCACTTGATGGGGTTGGCTGATTCTCGTAATAAGAATCGTTCTGACATTGACGATGAACTGTCTAAGTCTCTTCGTAGACTGGGGCAGAAACATGATATGATTACGCTATCTGCTCAACAGGTGAACAGAGAAGGTCAGGATGTAACAAAGATCAATGCATCACATGTTTCTGGTGGCATTGTAGTTGTAAACAACTCTGATAGCGCGATATACTTTGCAGCAACAGAAGAGGATCTGGATAATAACCAAGTGAGTGTTGGCGCTATGAAACAGCGCAACGCATCTAGGACAGCCAAACAGATCATTCTGTACCGTTGTCCTAAAACACTCAACTTCAGCACAACTCCGTTTGTTGGTAAAGCTAAAGCATCTTCACCAGTTTTAGATAGACAAAAGGAAAAGGTTGATGTAAAATCTAAAGACAAACTGAAACAAGCACTCAAACTAAGAAAGTAAAGAGGACTCTACATGGATATCATTGCAACAAAAGAGCTGCTACAAGAACTATCCGACATTGGTATCAATGAGTGTGTCATTGAACCAGTGGACGAAGGTACTCGTGTTCGTGGTTCAAACAAAGATCGTAACACTATCGTATTCAAAACCCTTGAGATGGAACTGGTAGAAACACCCATCGGTATCCAGTCTGTTCGTGGTCTGTTGAGTCGCATCAATCTTTTTGAGAGTGATAAGGCTAAGATCACCACAAAGGATAACGGTGAGCATACACAGGCTGTTACAATCAAACAAGGGCGTCGCTCTGCTACGTTCCGTTGTGCAGCTCCTGAGAATCTGGCTGTTCCTAAAGTGGTTCCTGATTGTGGTATCACAGACGAAAACCGCATCATCTTCAATGCTGATTATGTCGGTTTCATCAATGATGCTGTATCGGCAATGTCATACACTGGTAATAATGCAGAACGCTCTATCTCTGCCAAAGTGGAGAACAATGAAATCGTTGTAAACTGTCGGGGTGTTTGGGAGATTGGCCCATTCTCCAAACTGATGAAGCTCTCCTCTCATTATGTAGATGGTGATGCAGAGTTTAGCATCAGTGAACACGGGGTAGCAGTGTTTCGAATTGGTGTACTTGACGCTTTGGTTCCTCCTATGGTATCCTAAGCGTCTAAATACTCTACCCTAAACGGGTTAGAGATAATTTAAATTGAACTTGTTGTGAACTTTAAAGGTGAATGAATATGAGCAAACTACTAAACAAACTGAAAATGAAGAAGTCTCTGAAAGCTCAGATCGAGAGCGAACAGTCCTCTGGTAGTAAGAAGGACACTCGTTTCCTCAACTACTACGACTTGAAGCCAAACGAAAAGATGACTGTTCTTCTGATGCCTTTTGCCGAAGGTGAGATGTGGCACAAGTACAAAGTACACGGCCCAAACCTCAAGCATCAGGGTAAGTATGTTAAGGGTATTGGTAGTGTGAATTGTGCTTATGCTTCTTCTGGTGAAGATTGCCCAGCATGTCAAATGGGTTTCAACCTGCTTGAACTTGAGCGTGACACTGGTGATAAGTCTTACAAGGATGAGGCTAAGAAGTGGTTTGGTAAGCAGTACACTGTGATGCAGTGTGTTGTCCTAGAGTCTCCCGTAGAGATTCTAGAGTCTCCTGACAAGAATGAAGTGAAGCTATTCGCTGTACCATACGGTATTGAGAAGATGATTACCAACTCTATTCAGGAAGGCATCATCCCAGAAGATGAGATGTTCATGACTCCTCTGGTGATCAAGAAAGAAGGCGGTGACAAAGGTACATTTGCCAGCTACGACAACAGCTTCTTTGCTCGTCACGTTGTAGATGAGGAAACCCTAGAAGCTTTTGATGATCTGATTGTTGAGCCGTATGTACTAGAAGAACTGATTGGTGATGCGTTCCCGAAAGCATCCACCACGCAGGAAGTACAGGAATGGTTTGATAAGGCAGAAGAGCTTTACATGAAAGCAACAGGTCAGGCTGGTGATGAAGAGGAAGAGGAGGAGGAACAGGCACCCCCTAAGAAGACTTCTCCTCTGCGTGACCGAATGAAGAAGTCCGCTGAGAAAGAGGAACAACCCGAACAACCAGACTATGATGAAGATGTCCCGATGAACCTCAACAAAGAGGAAGATCAGGAACAAGAAGAAGAAGAGAAGAAACCAACTTCTTCTGTCCGTGAGCGTCTTGCTCGTCTGCGTCGATAAGTCATAGCATAACACAAAGCCCTCAATTGAGGGCTTTTCTTTTGCCTTAAATAAATCAAATACTTATGGGTGATTTATGGCAATTGGTAAGAATTTCAAACAAGGGTATTATGACTTCCCTTACGGGGAGCGAGAAAAGTGTAAGAATGCCAACCCTCCTCAATACCGGAGTAGCTGGGAGAAACACCTTATGGACTTCTTCTCTAAGTCTAAGAGAATCCTTGAGTGGTATTCCGAACTACCAATCCCCTATTATTCAGAAGTGAAAGGACGTATGTCAAAATACTATGTTGACTTCGTTGTAAAATATAGGAACAATAAAGGGGAGATGGTGACAGAGTTGATAGAGGTGAAGCCTTATAAAGAGACCCAGCCTGTTGTTAAAACTCGAACACCAAAGGGAGAGAAGAGGTATATTCAAGAATCTCTCACTTTCATGAACAACCAAGAGAAGTGGCTGGCTGCTCAGAAGTATGCAGAAGAGAGAGGATGGATATTTCGCATCCTCACAGAACGAGAGATCTTTAGGGGGTAATGGTTTGTTCGTCCAAGAATTCGATGTATTCATCGAACACGGTTATACCAATGTTATCAAACGCTACCGTGATATTCAGGGTAGTTTCTGAGTCATCAGTCATCTCAGGATCGATGTGACTGATCTCAGTAATGAAGCACCTCTTCAGCACATACTCTTCAACCACATTGTCGAGAGAGTCGTACAACCGCACACGGATGTTGAATCTGTAGTCACGTTCTTTTGGGTTCTCGTCAGGGAATTGCCCGTTGATATCCCGAAACTTGTTCAACTGCCTAAACACTTGAGCATACAGAAGGGTAGACGTAATACCTCCCTCATCATCCCACATGCTAATCTGAGTAGGATCAAACTCAACATTCCCCTTGTCCATATACTTCATACCACGGAATCTAGTCTCTGCTGGCATAAATGAAATGGTTGGTCTGACAATACTCTTCACCTGTCTGCCTAAAATGTTAGACACGTTCTCAGGCATCCCCAAGAACTCAACAATGAAGTTGTCGGCACGTTTGGTCTTATTGTTAAGAGCCATGAACCGTTCTTCTATCGTACTCATACATCTTCTCCTGTTACTTGATCTTCGATATCAGGCACATCCGTATCAGTGTATAGGTTGGTCTCAATGATCTTGATGATGTTGTCTTGTTCTGTATAAGGGTATCTGAGTCTGAATGGAACGGTGAACGCTAACCCAATCTGAACGACCCTCTGATCTGTGCCCAAAGGGTATTGAATCTCACTATTAATACTATCCAGAATGATCTCAGTGATGTAGTCACTATTCTTCTGTACTGTATCCGTCCTGATTGTTACACGAGGGTTGAAGATCAAGAGAAGTTGTTCCAGTATCTCATATAGCTCTGTGTTGGATGATGCAATCAAGCTGAGTTCGAAGTTGAGCAGGTAAGCTGGCCCAATAGTCCGTGTAATAGCCTTACGAACATCTAACGTATCCGCCCTATTTGCGATAGCATCAATGTGCTTTGGGCTTCGTTTGTTGTTTGGGTCAATTGACATTCCTACCATGTTGACAGCGAACATAGGGATGCGTTGATTGGTCAGATGATCCCGCTGCTGCAGAATACTGGCAGTGATACGATCCATTGTCCCATACACTACTGGGATTCTCTTCAACCCATCATTACCATCCTTACACTGGAAACCTGAGAACACCCTCATAAACTGACTGATGACATTTCTAAACTGTTCACCAGACCTGAATGGATATACTTTTGTTGACATCATTCCACCT